CTAGAGGCATGAAGTACAGTCCCAAACATGGTTTACTAAACGCTACCACAGACGAACTGTTACCTGACGGCAACGATTGGAATGTGATCAGCAAGCAGCTATTGGGACAATCAGCCACGGTCAAAGACATTCGTTCTGTGGACACCATTCTCAATTATATCAAGAAACTGCCCAACTACGAAGAGCTAGTTGCAGGTGCTAGAGAAACACTAGGCAAACAAGGAATCGAATTGCCGAAGAACGAAGCCTTTGAAAGCTATCAACCTGGAACAATAGGTTGGATGCGCAGAATGATAAACATTACAAAATGAGAGCATTTGAATTCCTAATTGAAGACGAAGCGGCTCCTGCACCCAAGAAAGTGGGCCGTGAGTTTAATCACCTAGAAGATCTAGTGTTCACAGAGGCCAATGGTGCTGTCAAAGCCATACAGATCCTAAAAGATTTAGCCAGTCCAGAAACCAGTATTACCATTAAGTGGGACGGCAACCCCACAGTCTATTGGGGACGTGAAGAAGATGGCACCTTCCGCATGGTAGGCAAGAACAACTGGGGACGTGAAGAAGGCAAAAGCTCTAACCCAGAAGAATTAAAACAGTTTATCATGAGTCGTGGCAAAGGTGAAGACTGGCGTCCTAAATTTGCCAGTGATATGGCCGCACTGTGGCCCATATTTGAAAAGGCAACACCTGCAGAATTCCGTGGCTATGTTTATGGAGATATTCTATTCCATCCAGGTAAACCCTATAAAGGTGGCGATGGTAAAATATCATTCACTCCTAATCAAACCACTTATTCCGTGACAGGCAGCAGTGAAGTTGGCCGTCAGTTGGCCAAGGCCAAAGTGGCAGTGGCAGCACACAAACTGTTCAGTTACTTTGGAGACAAGAGTGGTGAAGACTTCAATGACGTTGAGCAGTTCAGTGGTAACCCTGAACTCAAGGTGTTTGGACTCACCAGTGTGAGTTACAGACCTGCTGTGGGAGCAGATAATCTCAGCAAGATAGAAGCATTGGCCAAAAATCAGCGGGCAATAAACAACCTGTTGGCTCCTGTAGCAGGCATGGGCTATCTGCAGAGTGAGATCTATACCTTTGTGAACACTCAATCAAAGGCCAAGCAATTGGACAACATCAACACAGAAGCGTTCATGTCTTTTGTGCAAAAAACTCCTGCTAAAGCTGCCAAGATCACAGCACACAGCGAACAACATCCAGGAGTTATGGACAAGTTGTTTGAACTGGTGCGTGAAATCATGGCAGCCAAAGATGAAGTAATACGTGAGTTAGACGCTGCCGGAGGTGACATTACAGCCACAACAGGTGGCAAGCCCGGCGGGGAAGGCTATGTTGCTGGTGGTTCAAAGTTGGTACCTAGAGACCGCTGGACTCCTTTTAGAGCCGACTAAAATCAGCCGTATCGGCGTGATTTTTTCAATCCAATATAAATACTGTATAAGAATCAAGGTGATTCTTATATATTGCCGGTCCCGGAGCGGGATCATTGATAAGGAGAAAACATCATGGCAGAAACAACAAGAGTAAACCCCACAGCAGTAGCATTGGGCACACTACAATCTACACTACAACTAAAACTGTTTAAGTGTGTTTTGAATAACAGCGGCGATGCAACAGCACGTAACGCAGCAACTATGTCACTATTGACAGATGAAATCGGCACTACCGGTGCATTGATGCAAGGCAAGGCCAACGGTCTTGAGCTAGCATTTATCGGTGACGGTCACGCTCTTGACGTTGACACAGTTGCAATCCGTTTAGGCCGTATCATTGCAGCAGGTTCACGTACATCTTCTGGTGTTTGGACATTTACAGGCGGTGGTACATTGACTGTAACTAACCCAACAACTTTTGTTGGTCTACAGACCTAATTAGTTAATTCTCAGGGATGGGAAGCACTAAAGCACCTTCGGGTGCTTTTTTGTTGGCTGGTCAATCGTAGGCGTAAATAGTAGCACATTATGGCACGCTATCAAGTTATTACTCTCGTAGACATCACTAGAACTCACGCTAGTAGATATGAAACTGATCAATTGAAATTAGGACAACAGGCCAACTTCAACGCTCTTCAACAGGCAATTGGCCTGCGTTCTAATTTTTCCTTTCTGTCCGACCCCAGTCAACAGTCCGGACAGTTGCCAAGAGACCTAGAAGGTAAGGCTACTTATTGGACTTGGAACTTTGATACAGAACGTGATAGTGTTTTTCTCAAAGGTCAAGACCCAGTTGGCCTGTTAATTGACGATATCAATGGGGTTCCTATAACCAATCAACTAAATAATTCAGTTGATATAGATCCAGCAGCATTTATTAGTAAAGGTGATCGTGCAAATATTTGGATATACGAAATCACACAAGCGGGATAAATACAATTTAACAGGCAAAACCATTAGGCATTTCGGAACACTTAGGCACATGGCTCGGAGCGAGCACTTGACTTAACATAAAAGGAAACAGCCATAATGGCCACAACCGTAGAACGACTTGGTGTAGTAGAGACCAAGGTAGCAAACCTAGACGAAAAATTAGACGAGATCAAGGTTGATGTCAAAGACATGCACGACTGTCTAGACAAGACTCGCGACAGTGTCATGGCCAAATTAGATGACATGTACGGAGCAAGCTGTGAACAACATAGTCAATTGGCCAGTAAAATTACAGAATTAGAACGTTTCAAACAAAAATGGATCTATATGACAGCAGGCGGCATAGCAGTGTTGGGCTTTTTATCCGGCCACTCTGCAACATTTGCCAGCTTGTTCAAGTGACAGGTTGAATACAATTAAATAAGGGCCATAGGTCCTTTTTTTATGACTAACATTTCTAAACGCTTAGAGCAAGTAGTTAGTTCTGCACAACAAAGATTAATTGAAAAACATCAAATTCTCCCAGTTAAAGTCGCAGAAGGAATCCTTGTGGGCGATGTACTCATTGTCAGCGAAGGCATTGTCAAACACCTTAGATATAATGACACCTGGCTTTACAAAGACATTTACCTAAATGCAGCAGCCATACGATTGGCCAATATGTTGGCTGTAAACAAACTGTCAATTCACGCTGATAAGCTGCATAGGGCAGATCAGGAGTACGGCCGCTGGTACCATGACAGTCAAATGCTTCGTGCTCAATATCAAAAAGCACAGCTCAAACATGATCACAACCGTGCAGACATGTTATGGGCTAGATACTGTGAAAGCAGAGATCGAGCTATAAATGCCAAAAACATTGTGCAGCGATTGACCTGCATATGAATAAATATACTATCATTCTGGACCTTAACTAATATGAAAACAACAGACCTTTTTGCATTCAATAGATCATCTAAAAGACTAAATGAATCGTTGTCTAAAACTTTTGGGCGTAAACTAAACTTAGAAACATTCAGTGTTGAACAGCTGGAAGATGCACGTAATAAACTACGCACACAGATCTACACGGCCCGTAGCAGTTCTAACTTCAACGAAACGGTGGAAAACGATGCTCTAACACAGGCACAGTTCATGCACGATGCTATTGTTGCAGAACTTGCAGAGCGTGATGAGCCTATTGTTGACAACACACAACTAGAAGAAGCACAAGCGTTCTATGTAATGCTCTTGGGACCACGTTCTGGCCAACGTGATCCATACCACGGTCCTTTTAATAGTCCAGACGAAGCACAGGCATGGATTGACACTGAATCACCTAATCCGGAAGATTACGAAGTAGGCGATTTCCCTGCTGGACAATTTGGACAATATGATAATGGCCAACCAGTACAAGAAGGTATGACGGAAGGTGGCAACTTTGACGAACAAGCGGTAGTAGATCTTCTTAAGAAATTCGACGAAGATATGAATGAAATTGGCGGCTACGGTGATCCCGACTATGATAAAATTATGGCGGCTCTAAGCAAGGGTGATATTGAGTCTGCCATCGATGAAATTTGGAATTCTTATTCCGATCAAGATGGCGGCGAACTTCGCAATATAGATTCGTATATTCAAGATCTAGAATCCGAAATTAGTTATGTTGTACAAGGATCAGACGACGAAGGCGGCGACACCGATGATGCATATGCCCTAGCATCAGCAGGTCATGGTGGCGATGAAGACTATGGAACTTTTAATCAAGGCGAAAGTCTACAGAATGAAGCGTATATTAATAATGCAGAAGATGCAATTAATTTACTAGCGGCAATTAGAGCACAATCTAAAATGGCAGAACGTGGTGGCGGCGAACCAGTCCGCCCTAATCAACTGGTCAATGACCTTTGGGATGTCATGCAATGGATTGAAGCCAACATGAAAGAATCAATTGAAACAGAATCAAAAAATACAGGAGATAATATGCGTAATCTAAGAGAAGGTGAAATCCAGCAAGCGTCTGCGATTGTCACAGCAAAGACAATGGTTGACAGAGTTGGCCGTTGGATCGAGGAACTTTCTGGTATGGAGAACGATACTCTATTACAGTTAGGCGATTCTATCCGTGACGAAATGGGACAAGAGCAGGCCAAGCAGTTTATATCTGCATCAGCTCCGGCTATCCAATCGGCACTAGAAAATCTCAAAGCTACTCGCGAGGCCCTAGCTTCCAGCGTGAGAGCACTTACTGGCGAAGAACAAAGTGCTGAAATGCTAGGCGGCGAGCCAGGTGCAGACATGGCAGCTCCTGCAGAACCAGACGCCATGAATGCCGAGCCAGGAATGGATATGGGCGACGAAGTTGCAGGTGACGACTTTGATGCAGCTGAACCAGCAGCAGGGGGCCTAGGTGATGCAGGACGTGAACAGCGTGAAAGCATTGATCGTCAAAGCCGTTTGATGAAAGTATTGGCAGGATGAAATTTTTTGACATCACCAACGAGGGCGACTTCTTAAAAATTAGAGAACTTGCCCCAACGGTTGCTCCTGGCACCCCTGGAGCGCCGTTAGGTGCTGCACCAGCAGCAGGTCCTGCACCTACTGCTGCTCCTGCTCAAGATCCGCAGATGCAACAAAAGATGATGGCACAGCAGGCGTTGGATCGCGCCAATCAAAAAAAACAAATTCAAGATCAAATAAAATCAAAGCAAGAAGAACTTGCTGAATTACAAAAACAGTTGGCGGCTATAAAATGAGATTTTTTGAATTTAGCGGCGATGATGAAGGTGATCGATTCGTTATGGTTCTTCGTAATTACATTGGTCGTGCCGCCAGTAAGAAGGCGCCTGCTAAATTAAATTGGAATGGACTCAACAAAGTTCTAGCCACAAATGGATTTGAACTAACAGCAGACTACGAAACATTCAAGGCCATGTACGATTCAATACCAACTATTCAGCAGATGGTTAAGAATTTTAACGCTGACGGCATTGAACTAAACGTACCAGGTGCACCAGACGAAGAGCCAAAAGGTGACGGAACCAAATCCCCAGAAGATAGTCAAACAGCAGTAGACCAAACAGCAGCATCAGCAGCGGCCGGACAATTGGCACAATCACAAGCAACACCCCAGACTTGACGTCCCCGTAGTTTTCCTGTAATATATACAGTATGACTATATCTCCACCTCCCTTTGTAGAAAAATTTCAATATAAGCCCTGTCAACAGGTCAACGATCCAATTACTCGCAAGCGAGTATATCTTACTCCGGACGGCGAAAGCCTTCCATCAGTGACCACTATACTTGGTGCTACTAAAGACATGACCCATTTGAATGAATGGCGTGATAGAATTGGGCATGCCAAGGCACAACAAATTACCACAGAAGCCGCAGGTGTAGGCACAGCCATGCACGGCAATCTAGAACGTTTTGTGTGCGGCATGCAACGTCAACCTGGAAATAATCCTGTACACATACAGGCCAATAAAATGGCTGATGTGATTATTGAAAACGGACTAAGCAAGGTAAACGAAATATGGGCCATGGAACAGAGCCTGTACTTTCCCGGTCTATTCTCGGGCACCACTGACCTAGTGGGCATACACGAAGGCGAGCCTGCGGTAATGGATTACAAGCAGACCAACAAGCCCAAGAAAGCAGAGTGGGTGGAAGATTACTATCTACAACTGATGGCCTATATACTAGCACATAATGAAGTCTACGGCACAGATATTCGCAAGGGTGTTATCTTTATGTGCAGTCGTGCTTTTGAATATCAACAGTTTACTCTAGAGCCTGCAGACTTCAACAAATGGCAGGACGCTTGGTTAAACAAGGTAGAGGAATACTACAGTCTAGGAAGATAAATACTCTATAACGGGAATTTACTACTATGGCTGTTGTCCAGATATCAAAAATCCAGGTCAGAAGAGGCCTTAAAAATGCAGGAATCGGTGTTCCTCAACTGAGCGCGGCAGAATTTGCATGGGCAGTAGATTCCCAGGAACTGTTCATAGGTAACGGCAGCGTGGCTGACGGTGCCCCTTATGTTGGCAATACCAAAGTGCTCACCGAGCATGATAACATATTAGAACTTGCAGCCAGTTATAGATTCAGTGAATCTGAACCTTCTATAGCGCAAAGTGTTGCCAGGTCACTTCAGACCAAATTAGATGAATATGTCAGTGTGTTGGATTTTGGAGCCATACCGGATGGCAGCACAGACTGTGTGCCATTTTTTCAAAATGCCTTGAATGAATTGTTTAGAAACATAGATCCTAGATTCAAAAAAACTCTGCTGATCCCCAACGGCACATATTTTTTCAGCAGCAACTTAAAAATTCCTAGCACGGCAAAGATACAAGGCGAAACCAGAGACGGTGCTATTCTGCAGATAGGCAACAACAGTATTTTATTTGTCACAGCTAACGGTCAAGAAGTTGCAGAATTCACCAGTGGCAATAGACCAACCGATGTCAATATCAGTAATTTAACAATTGATCACAATCAAGGTCAAACGGTATTAACCGGAGTAGCAGATAGTGCGTTCACCAATGTAAAATGGACCAGCGGCTATGTGTTGGGAGACCCTATCGTTGGTGATATTCAAAACTCCAATCCATCATTGTACTGGGAAAACAGTCTTGATGGTACTAAAGTAACCAACATCACGCTCAAAGACTGTGTGTGGCAATCAACTCCGTTGGCCGTGAGATCTGATCAGATTACCATAGATTCCAGTGCTCCGCCAAGTTTTGATACCAGCGTGAAATTTGACGGCTGTAGATTTTTTGTCTGCAACACCGCAATAGTGATTAACGGTGTACCCGGCCAAGGAAACCTATGGCGTGTCTTTGACTGTGAGTTTGAAGAAATTGCCGCACACGCCTTTATATCTGACAATGGTACAGGCACAGTTATACAACGTTCCAGATTCATCAACTGCGGCAACAACACCAACAACGCAGCCACGCCAACATCCAGTATCGTCAAGTTTGGAGAGAAAAATGGCAATACTGTGATTGACAGCACCAGCAACAGACATCAAGCAGCAGGATTCACCGCAGTGAGTACTAGACCTGCAATAACAGAAGTTGAAAACGCCTCCAGGGTCAGTTTGATAGATATGAATTATGAAATAATCTATCTATCAGACGGTTTTAAACCACTGTCAGTATTTGCAGCATTCAACAGATATACCTACATAGATTATGTTTTACAGTTAGGCGATCATTCACGAGCAGGACAAATAGTGGTAATGGTCACTGAGTCAGTAGGCGAATTTACATTCTCCGACAACTACGTGTATTCATCACCCAGTTCATCTACACCAGAGGGGATTCTTATGACAGATTTTGTTTTTAATGTAGAATTAAAAGACAACGATGGCGACAGTGGAATTGAAACACTGTTGTTGTCATATCGAAATCCGCTGTCTTCCGGTCAAACTGGAACGATATCATATTCAATATCGTACGGTGTTTGATCTTTACGGAAACGAAAGATTATTTAAATGGAAGCAGTTCAGAGATAGTTTAGAAGTCAGCGCCACTCCATTAAGTGATGTTGCTGAACTCTGGAGCCATGCTCCGTTTGTCAATCCTTTCTTAGACCCCCAACAACCAAACACTTGGCCTGACCCTTGGCATTTGGTTATCGACGGCAAGCTAGATGATCTTGCTATTTGTCTCGGCATGCTGTATACTATTAAATTAACACAGCGGTTTATGGATACCGTTTGTGAGATACATAAGTCTATGCTCCCCAAAGATCACGATTCAAAATTCTTTCTAGTAGCAGATAACGCTGTGTTAAACTACGAACCAAGGATAGCTCATGATCTTAATGTGTTACAAGAAATCAAAACCGACATCGTGTGGTCCAGTTCGGCATTACCAATAAATATCAAATAAAGTAGAGACATAGATGGAAATAACAGTAATCAAAAGAAATGGTGATCGAGAGCCACTCACCATTGAGAAATGGCAGGCACAGGTGGCAAAAGTATGTAGCGGTATTGCAGATGTTAGCCAAAGCATGATCGAGATCAAAGCACAGCCACATTTTTATGACGGCATAACCACAAGAGAAGTAGATGAAATCACTCTAAGAGCCATTGTGGATCTCATAGACGTTGAAAACAATCCCGACGTTGGTCATACCAATTATCAGTATGTAGCAGGCAAACAGCGAGTTAGCATGTTGCGTAAAGATGTTTACGGTAGCTACACTCCCCCTAGTCTATATGAAATAGTCAAGACAAATGTGGCCACCGGTCTGTACACGCCAGACCTACTTGTGTGGTACACAGAAGATGACTGGAACAAGATGAATGACATGTTGGATCATGAAAAGGATGAAACATATTCATATGCTGCCATTGAGCAATTGATAGAAAAGTATCTAGTTAAAAATCGTAGTACAAAACAAACATACGAAACTCCACAAATTAGATATATGGTTGCAGCCGCTACTGTTTTTCATAAAGAAGAACCTAATGCATCACGTATGCGTTATATCAAGGAATACTACAATGCAGCCTCCGATGGTCTATTTACTCTTGCTACTCCTGTCCTTGCTGGTCTCGGTACCCCTACTAAACAATTCAGTTCGTGCGTACTTATTCGCAGTGATGATGACTTGGATAGTATTTTTGCTTCAGGTGAAATGATGGCCAAGTATGCCAGCAAACGTGCAGGCATTGGTTTAGAAATTGGACGACTACGTCCATTAGGCAGTCCCATCCGTGGTGGTGAGATTATGCACACAGGTATGATACCCTTCTTGAAGAAGTGGTTTGGTGACCTGCGTAGTTGCAGTCAAGGAGGTATTCGTAATGCAAGTGCTACTGTTTTTTATCCTATTTGGCATCATCAGTTTGATGATCTTATTGTTCTTAAGAACAACCAAGGAACAGAAGAAACCCGAGTCCGTCATATGGATTATGGGGTTGTGCTTAGTGCCTTCTTCTGGAGACGATTCAAAAACAAAGAAGACATAACCTTCTTTGATCCCAACGAAGTACCTGACCTATACGAAGCGTTTTACAAAGACACTGAGTTGTTTGAAGAACTCTATGTCAAGTACGAAAAACAAAAAGGCCTCCGTAAGAAAACGATGAGTGCCGAAGAAGTGTTCAAGAGTGGTATACTAAAAGAGCGCACAGACACGGGTCGAATATATCTCGTATTCATTGATAATGTCATGAACCAAGGACCTTTTGATCCTGAGTACCATACGATTTATCAAAGTAACTTGTGCTGTGAGATCCTATTACCCACACGTTCATTTAAGCGATTAGACGACGATAGTGGACGCATAGCGTTATGTACACTGGGATCTATCAACTGGGGATCGTTCCGCAATCCAGAGGATATGCGTAGAGCCTGTAGGATTCTACAGCGTAGCCTGTGTAACATTCTTGACTATCAAGATTTCTTGTCGATACAGAGTAAACTTAGTAACGACGAGATACAACCACTAGGTATTGGTGTTACAAATCTTGCCTACTGGCATGCCAAGCGTGGACTCAAGTATGGCGAGAAAGATGCACTACAGGATGTTAAAACCTGGATGGAGCACCAAGCGTTCTACTTAACAGAAGCCACAGTTGAATTAGCCAAAGAACGTGGCCCGTGTACAGAGAGTCATAAAACTAGATATGGACAAGGCGTCTTTCCCTGGGAACTTCGTGCCAAGGGTGTTAATGAACTGGCAGACTTCGCTCCTGAACTTGATTGGGAAACACTACGTGGTAATATGAAGCAGTACGGTGTGCGTAATGCCACATTGATGGCCATTGCCCCTGTTGAAAGTTCAAGTGTTGTTATTAACTCAACCAATGGCATTGAAATGCCCATGAGCCTAATATCAGTTAAAGAATCAAAGGCAGGATCATTTGTACAGGTTGTTCCTGAATACCATAAACTAAAAAACAAATATCAAATGATGTGGGAACAGAAAGACTGTGATGGCTATTTGAAAACAGCCGCAGTTCTTGCTGCCTATGTTGATCAATCAATTTCAACTAACACATTCTACAATCCAGCACACTGGGCAGATCGTAAAGTGCCTACTACATTGATTGCTAAAAATTTGATGCAGGCGCACATGTGGGGATTGAAAACATTCTACTACAGCCTGATTAATAAGGCAGGTAGCAAAGCAATGGCCGAAGCAACTCCCGAAGTACACTACAACGGGTTCCATAACGAAAGAGAAGTAATCGAAGACGAAGACTGCGAGGCATGTAAATTATGAGCAAACAACAATATAACCTAACCACAAAAACAGACTATCTCAATCGCAAGATGTTTCTGGATCCAGCAGGGCCAGTGACCATTCAACGCTTTGAAGAAGTAAAATATAAAAAGATTGCAGACTTTGATTCAACTGCCCGAGGATTCTTTTGGCAACCAGAAGAGATTAGTTTGACTAAAGATTCAAATGATTTTAAAGATGCTAGCGATGCAGTTAAGCATATCTTTACCAGCAACCTACTACGTCAGACAGCATTGGACAGTTTACAGGGTCGCGGACCAACACAGGTATTTACTCCGGTGTGTAGTCTCCCTGAAGTAGAAGCACTTATGTACAACTGGGGATTCTTTGAAACAAATATTCACAGTAAGAGTTACAGCCATATTATTCGTAACATTTACAATGTACCCAAGGATGTGTTCAACACCATCCATGACACTCGAGAAATTGTAGACATGGCCAGTTCGGTAGGCAACTACTATGACAAGCTACACGTTATTAACTGCCGTAAAGAACTTGGACAAGAGGTTACTGAGAAAGAACACGTTAAGGCTGTTTGGTTGGCACTACATGCCAGCTATGCGCTAGAAGCGTTCCGCTTTATGGTTAGCTTTGCCACCAGCTTGGCCATGGTAGAGAATAAAATCTTTATGGGTAATGGCAACATCATTCAATTGATCTTGCAAGATGAACTCTTACACAAAGGGTGGACTGCTTATATGATCAATCAAGTGGTCAAAGAGGATGCTCGATTTGTCGAAGCTCGAGAAGAATGCCATGCAGAAGTGTATCAACTTTACATGGATGTTATTCGTGAAGAAAAAGAATGGGCCACCTATTTGTTCAAGTTAGGTCCTGTTATTGGACTCAATGCCAACATCCTAAAAGATTTTGTAGATTATACCGCAGTGGGCGCATTAAAAGATATTGGTATCAAGTATCTTCAGGCCGCACCAAAATCAACTCCAATTCCGTGGTTCAACAAGCACACAGATACCAGCAAGAAACAAAGTGCTCTACAAGAAACAGAAAGCACAAACTATGTTATCGGCGTCATGGGAGAAAATATTGACTATGCTGAATTGCCGGCTATATAATACAGTTAAAAGGACACATCATGGAAGTAATAGTTTGGAGCAAGTACCATTGCCCTTATTGTGATCAAGCAAAAGCATTGTTGACACAGCAAGGTGTTAAATTTGAAGAACGTAAAATTGGTGACGGTTACACTCGAGAAGAATTGTTAGAAGCTGTACCAACTGCTAGAACAGTACCACAAATTATCATCAATGGTAATGTAATTGGTGGCTTTACAGAATTAAGAAAATATATCGATGAAACTGGTTTCAACGGTAGCGGATACTAATTAGGAAAATATAAATGTTATTTAATAAACAAAAATTTGCAGCAGGTGATATCATCTCAGTTAAATTGATTACTGGAGAAGAAGTCATGGGCAAATTTGTGGAAGACACAATGGGAACTATCACTCTAGATCGTCCTTTAATGTTGGCCATGACACAGAAAGGACCAGCAATGTCTCCAGTACTGATGACAGTTCATCCGGATGCCAAGTTGACATTTAATTCAAGTGCAATCATCACCATGGCAGAAACAGATCCGGAAGTTGGCAAGCAGTATGTATTCCAGACCACAGGCATTCAGCCAGTAAGTGCTGGTAGTATTATCAAAGGTTAATCTATGGCCGCAGGAGACCCAATTGATTACAGTAGTTACTATGCCGATATTGCTACAGCATTAGGAACAATTGCAACGAATTCAACTGATATTAAGAATTCGTTGGCCATAATTGCTGCCCAAACAACTACCTTAGCTAGTACATTAGGGGAAATCGAAGGTCATCAGCAAAAATTGCGTGAGCTTGGCGAAGGCCCTGGTATCCATATTATTGGGCCTTATGAATTAGTGCAATTCATCACCTCATATAGAAGTCTAATTGAAGAAGGCAAACTGCTGAGTTTTCGTGATAAACAGCCGTCGGACAAAGAAGTTAGCAAAGCACTAAATGATCTTGGCAACTATATAGCAAAGATCAAACAGAATATTCCCAAGGATTTTTAATATGCCAGGAGTATCGAGACAAGGCGCCGATATTGCCGGCGGAACAATCGCAGCAGGTTCTTCTAATGTTTTTGTAAATGGTTCACCAATTGCAAGACTAGGAGATGCAGTAGCAGGTCACGGTCGTGGTTCGCATAGTAGCCCTACAATGGCTGGATCTAGTAGTACAGTATATGCTAACGGCATTCTAATATGTAGAGAAGGTGATGCGGCAACCTGTGGCCATCCTGCTACTGGCAGCGGAAATGTGTTCTCCGGAACATTTGCATCCTTTGTAGTCCCTCCTGTAGTAATTGCTCCAGCAACACAAGCAGCCATTAACAGACAAACAAGTGCATATGTGGCTAATCCCGGTGCTTACAATGTTGCATCTAACGACCAGGTTAAACAAAACTTTCCGGGTACTCCACAAGGAGCAGACGGTGAGAGTTTAATTGACACTGATGTGGTACTAGCCAGTGACATTCCTTCATTGCTGTCGCAGAATCTCGACGAAGCCGGCAAGGGGATTTGGGAAGAGACAGGAATGGGCGGCCGCGCCAGTAATTCTAGGATCACTGGTATATGGAAAGAACTTGGATATCCACAGACTGGTGCTTGGCTTACTGACCAAACTGCTTGGTGTATGGGTTATGTAAATTGGGTGTTGAAACGATGCGGCTACAGATTTGTGCAAACTGCCTGGGCTTTTGATATTAGGGATAAAGCTGCTGCATATAAAGCCGTTAAGATCCCACTTAATCAAGGACAGCCTGGAGACATAGCTTTATGGAGTTATGGTCATGTGAATTTTATCTATACTGCCAGTAGCGGAACATACTCTTTTGTTGGTGGTAATCAAAGCACTAAAGCAAAAAATGTTAATAATCCCTCGAGCGGGTCTGTGACAAGATCTTGGCCAAGCGGGTATCGAACACCCGGCGACAATTCCTTAATTGGAATATTTAGACCTGTTAAGGAATAGCATGAAAAAATTCTTATGGAAAATATTAGGTTTCCTTAGTTTGGGAATGGCCTATGTTGGATTAGTTACACCAGGTATCCCCTACTCAATCTTTGTGGTGTTTGCGGCCTATTGCTTTGCCAAAGGTAGTCCCAAGATGCATGCCTGGATTTACAATCACAAACTGTTTGGACCGTTCCTTACTAACTGGGGTGAAAAGCGTGTGTTCCCACAGAAGATGAAATACTTCATGTTGTTCATGATGACAACCAGTTTGATCACCATGTGGTTGACAGCAGTCCCAGTTCGTGGTATAATATACACAGCAGTGTTTATGATGCTGGTGGCCATATGGGCTTGGAGATTCCCCAGCTCAGTTGAAGAATATGACAACAGAAAAGCACAAGGTAAAAAAATTGGATGGATTAAATGACACCTACCTATAAGGTCACTCCACTGTTTGGCGTGCCTTTGTACCAGACCAACATTGGGTCATTGGATAAAGGCATGCGCGAATTCATTGAAAATCAAGAATATGAACGCATGGCCGCCGACAACGGTGACTATACAGTGAACAAGTATATTTTAGATACTCCAGAACTTGCTCCGTTGAAAGCTAAAATTATGAAAGCGGCAGATAATTTTATCTACACAGTCTTAGACGTAAAACGCAACATGGATTTTCGCATGGAGAACAGTTGGGTGAATCGTCATTACACAGGCGACTACTCTGGACAACACTATCATGGCAACAGCCTTATCAGTGGTGTTTATTACATAGACACAGGCGTTGATACTGGTGCATTTGTATGTCACAAAGACAAGGGCAACTATAACCTATGGACCGAAACTGTGAGAGTGGACTTCAATTATCAAGACCACGGTAACGATGCCAAGCTGAATTTCTTCAATGCCGATGCTTGGGGTTTGTATCCTGCCAAAAATGACCTAATCATGTTCCCATCCATGATGACTCATTCGGTTGAGGAAAATCAATCGTCAAAGATACGATACAGTTTGGCCTTTAACCTATTCCCCCGAGGCACAGCCGGTGGTGTAATCAATACCCTAACTGTTTAAATGCAACATAGAATAACGCCATTGTTTGCAATACCTTTGTTTCAAACACATCTAGGCAATCTCAATATCATTACCAAAACTTGGTTAAAAAATCTTGAGTATCCTTATCAACGAACCGGCCACGATGGCACTGACGAAGATCTCGATGAGGGATCAAAAGGCATGTACATTCTAGACAAACCTCAACTCAAGAATTTGCGTAAACAGATAACAGACGCAATTGATTATTTTGTGCATCAATCGTTGGGCGTCGACGATGGTATAAAATTTGATATATCAACCAGCTGGGCCAATCGATATCTAAATGATGAACTTGTGATTAAACATAATCATAAAAATTCTATGATCAGTGGAGTCTACTATATAGAAACAACAGCCACCACTGCTCCAATTGTGTTTGAACAGGCATGGTCGCATGTGAACCTGTTTCACTCAACAACAACGCCCACGTTTAAAAAAACTCATGTGAACGAGTATAACTCAAGCACACATACCATTTATCCGAGAACTGGAGATCTCTTGTTGTTCCCTTCCCATCTAGAACATACAGTTCCCGCAAGTGATTCAACAGACACTAGATACAGTCTAGCATTTAATTGTTTTGCTAGAGGACATATGGGATTTGGAACTGGACAAATAACACTATGAAAAAAATAACACTAGACCAATTGGTAGAAATTGCCGCAGAAGTAGAAGCTGGCGATCCCGCAGATTGGGGTAAACTTGCTGTTGGGCAAGAACAGGCATTTAGAATGATTGGCACAAGTATACTTGACATGTTTGACAAAGAAGTGTATACTGATGATGACAAACTGATAATGTTGGCAACTATTACTAAACTAACAGTTGAAAACATGTTGCTTAATCTAAAGATTATGGATAAAAGTTCATAAATAACTCACACAGACAGCATAAATTTACAAACAAGGAAAATAGTAAAATGGTAACAGGAAAAGTAAAATGGTTTAACGACGCCAAAGGTTTTGGATTCATTACTCCGGACGATGGTGGCGCAGACTTATTTGCTCACTTTTCACAGATTAATTCGAGTGGCTTCAAGAGCCTACAAGAAGGACAAAGTGTAAGGTTTGAAGTGACTCAGGGTCAAAAAGGCGAGCAGGCTAGTAATATTCAAGCTGCCTAAAAAATTGTTGTAGAAGTCTTAAAGTAAGGCATTCTGGACGCGGGTTCGACTCCCGCCAGGTCCACCATAAAGGAGATTAGTATGGATAACGAATATAGTGCTCTAGTTGGCTTTATTGTTGTTATCGTAGTATTTGCTCTAGTCCTTTTATGATGGGCCTGCCATGGTTTCGACAGGGTGAGATAGGATAAAGATCAACACGTGGGGTCACGTAAAATACAAAAAACGTAAATGCAAACGCAGATACATTCGACTTCAGCGCAATGAGCTTCACTGGAAACACTGTTTCCGGCAAAAGCAAAGTTGCTCTAGCTGCCTAAAAAACAGCGGTCCGAGGTAGTTATACCTTGTCATCCAAAATAGCAGAACCCGCTTCGGCGGGTTTCTTTTTGGCAATATTTCCAAATTATCGTCTCGAAGTTGTGCGTGTACGCACATGTTTTGTTTGAAAGTTCACGTATAATGGTAGGATCATATTATTTAAAAAGGAAAAATTATGACAACAACAATTACAATCAAAGACAAACCGATTAACGCAACCTATCAAAATGTTACAGGCCTAACAGGCGGAACCGGAACAGGTGCTGCTTTTGATGTTACTAAAACAGACGGAGTATACTCTGTTGTTCTAGACAGTCTAGTAGCCAGTGCAGGATCGGGATACCTTGCTGGTGACACAATCACTCTTGCTGGTACGGCACTAGGCGGAGCGGCAGCTAACAACTTGATCGTTACTGTTGCTACAGTTGGCACTGCTGGTAAAATTGCTACGTTCGGTGTAGTAGGTACAGGTCGTGCTGGCGACGGCACAGTTGATATTACAGTTGATGTTACCGGTACTACAGGTATTGACACTTACACAATGGGAGGCGCAAGCACAGAGTTCACAACAACTAAAACTGCTAGTAAAGTAACCTTGGCAAGTACCTTGATATCTAACATGGAATTTAATCTTGCTGATCACGAGCGTGTTGTATTCACAGACAAAGCTATTGCCTATGATGCCGCAGGTCGTGCAGGTGATGTATACTCATTACTAGCAGCCGCACTTGGTACTGCTGATGTTACTAACGCATACAAAGGCATTGGCATTGATCTAGCCGACAAAGGTTGGACCAACAAACAATTGGCAGAAGCCCTATTAAACACAGACGTTTACAAAACAGACGCAGGTGGGGTTGGCAATGAAACTTTCATCAAGCACGTTTACAAAAACGTATTTGGCACTGATGCTGCATTGACACAGGTTACAGACTACACAGTATGGATGACTAACAATAACCTGTCACAAGCTGATGTTTTGGTTGCCGCAAGTGAGTTAGCAGCTTTTGAAACAACTATTGGGTTGGTCGGTTTAGCCACAACCGGCATTGAATATACTCCTGTTGTATAATTAATTACACGCCAAGACAGGCTCTTCGGAGCCTTTTCTTTATTAATTTTTTCTATTAGCGTCATTAAAATAATTATTGAAAAAACTATTAAAATTGCTTGACCTATAGGTTAAATAAACGTACAATATAATATCAGTACAAACACTGAGTTTTTATCACACACAAGGAGAAGATATGAAAACAGTCGGACACAAATTAGAAAAATTCACAGTCACCGGCGTCAAGCCAGGACAACCAGAAGACGCTTTCTTTGACATTACAGAGAAGTCATTTGAAGGCAAGTGGAAAGTAATCGTTTACTATCCAAAAGACTTTACATTTGTATGCCCAACAGAAATCGTAGCCTACGACAAATTGACAGGCGACTTTGCTGATCGTGATGCTGTATTGCTCACAGGTTCGACAGACAACGAGTTCTGTAAAGTTAGCTGGCAAACAGCTCACGCTGATTTGAAGAAGATCACACACAATCAGTTTGCCGACACACAACGTGGTGAGTTGAGCTTGATTGAACAGTTGGGCGTATTCTATGCACCTGCTGGTGCCGCACTTCGCGCAACATTCATTGTTGATCCAGACAACGTTATTCAACACGTTACTGTCAACAACTTGAACGTTGGTCGTAGCCCAGAAGAAACTCTGCGTGTGTTGGATGCGCTACAAACCGGTGAGCTTTGCGCTTGTAACCGTACAGTTGGCGGCGAAACACTTTAATGGAAACTAGGACAAGGACCTTGGTCAAGACCATCATCTATAGGATTTGGGTCTTATGCTCAACCTATGTGATGTTGTTGGTAACAGGACAAAGTTTAACACAGGCCCTTGTTCCTACAATCATTATAAATTGTGTCTGGATGACATCATACTATTTGTATGATAGACTTTGGGCACGTATTAAATGGGGACGAAAATGAGTTTTATTGAAACAGTAAAAGGCGCATTGCCAGACTACGCAAAAGACACCAAGTTAAATATTGACGCTGTGTTTGTGCGTAGTACATTGGATGCTGATGTTGCTATGGGTTGTGCCGTGGCCGCACTCGCCGCAACTGGCAACGGTAAGGTGTTAAGCATATTGTTAGCAGATGCGCCAGTACACGCAGAGTCAGCAATGACAGCGGCGAGCATTATGGCACAGAACAACGTCTGGTATCCCTACGTTGAGATGGCCGATGATCCTGCTCTAAAAGGCCTGCCAGCACAGTTACGCATGAATGCCATTGCCAGTCACGGTGGAACAACCAAGAGCAACTTTGAGGCATTTAGTTTGGCCGCAAGTATTGTAGGCAAGTGCCACTTCTGTGTTAAGGCACATTACGAAACGCTCAAGCAAGAAGGCTACACTGTAGAACAGCTTCGTGATATTGGCCGCATTGCCAGTGTGATGAATTCGGTGGCAAAAGTGTTAAACAGCTAAACTAGTTGACAAGAGTTAGCGATTACTGTATTATAGCAGTAATCGCTTTTCTTTTGGAGAAATTATGTTAGAGTGTTTGATTGTAGGTGATAGTATAGCAGTGGGCACACACATGTTTGCCAAAGAATGTACTCTTGTAGGCAAGGGAGGAATCAATACTTGGCAGTGGAATCGTGATTATCTAAAAAATGATTTAACCGCCAATACCGTTATTATAAGTTTAGGAAGTAATGATCATAAACATATACATACAGAAGCAGAGTTGTTAAAGATGCGTGACAAAATAAAAGGCAAACGTGTGTTTTGGATTTTGCCAGCTGGCAATCTTAAAGCAAGTCAAGTTAATATAAACTATATTCAACTAACAATAAAAGAAATTGCTAACAAATACGGCGATACTGTGTTGCCAATTACCAAATTGCAACCAGACGGCATACATCCAAGTTGGGCTGGATATAAACAACTAGCAGAACAGATAAAATAAAATCTGTCGAACACAATACAGCTAAGTAAAACACAAGGAATATCATGATTATAGAAATTAAACTAGGGCCAGATTTAACATTGGCATTTGAAGAGCCGGCAAATGATATGGGAATCGGCATTACTGCCAGTATCACTGCCATGCCAGTGCTTGACGATATAGCCAACCAGCTCTATTTCAAAGTAGATACCGGACCAAAACTTCGGTGTCGGACCGGCAACGGCAATTATCCCGAAGACATGCCAAACAGGAACAAAGCTGACAATCACGTCAGTTGGAGACTGGCGCAACACGAAGCTCGTTTATGGCAAATTGGTGGACAACCTTATCTAGGAATTGATCATCCAGACTACCAATATGAAATTGCCTTGACTGCAGAGCAGAGTGAGATATTCAGCAAGAGGTTTCCATAAGGCGTTATTCTTTGCAATAAATTGAATTGTAGGCAGTTGACAACCTCTAAACTAGATGCTATACTAGTCGTATAGTTTAACAAGTTTGGAGGTTTCTTTTGACAATGCATCTAGAAGGTCCGTGGCTTAGTACCACTGGCAAACCCAAAGGCAAGCAAAAGTTTGCATCAGCAGAACACGCAAGAAAGGCCCGTGAATTGAACGAATCGTGGAAAGAACTACAGAAGAAATGGGCTGTAGAGATTGAAGATAAGAAACGAACTCGTGGGCTGGCGGCAGAATCTTTGAGCAAATCATACTCACTGAAGATTCCTGAGGGCCGCAATACCACTGCACATATCAAAAGTGTGGATACCGGCGGCAATGCTGTGTTAAAAGCCAGTCCAATCTACACTGGAACCAAAGTCAAAGGCATTGCGACAATGCACAAGAGCAACGCTGTGCCTGTGTTCAGTGATGAAGAAGCACAAGATATCTCCAAAATGCGTCGATAATCACCAGTTTCTCGGGAGATAACGCAAGTATGAGGTATATATTAAACGTTTCGCAAAGAAACTAAGATAGTTGGTTAGATGAAAATGTCAAAAGCATGGAAGTTTAGCCCGCGGGTCTTGGCCAATGAGAAACCCGTATTTTCGGGATGCCAAGGGTCGCCAAAGGTACTAAGAGTTATGAACTTAGTGGCTAATGGAGACAACTACACGAAAGTAGGGTTCTTTCAGAGCCTCGTGAAGTTAACTCCCTTTATGTAATGTAATCTGAACTTTGGATTACACCAAGTCAAAGGAGGACTTATGGAAAAATTTATTAGATTTACCACCTATGTTATAGGTTTAATTGTAGTATGCCTATTGGTGCAGAATGTAACTTTTGCCAAAATGGAAAAGCTACGTGAGGGTCAGATGTTATCATCGCCCGACATTGTGTCAATTAAAACTAGAGAACGACAACTAGAATGCCTAGCGATGAATATCTATCGCGAAGCAGGACACGAAAACTTTGAAGGCAAAGTAGCAGTGGCACAGGTCACCATGAACAGGGCGTCTCATCCCTCGTTCCCAAAAGATGTCTGTGCAGTTGTTTTTCAAAAGTCAGTAGTGATAGACAGAGTCATTTGCCAATTCTCATGGTATTGTGACACTGCGCACAAAGCTAGACCTATTAACCAATCGGCTTACAACGAAAGTATGGCTGTGGCTAAAAAGGTATTATTGGAAGGTTTCAGACTTGACGTAATGAAAGAAGCATTGTATTATCATGCTAACTATGTCAATCCGCAATGGAATCTAGAAAAAATTGGAACAATCGGCAATCATATCTTTTACAGAGGAAAGAAATAAAATGGTAGACTTCAACAAATTTAATCCGCTGCCTCATTTTGAAAATCTTCAAGAGTTCAAAACCTGGGCTACCGCCAAAGTCAGCCACATTTCGGCAGAGACATTTGGTTGGCTAGCAGTCATTGTACTACACGCTGCCACTGTTCCTAGTCTGTTCGCTGTAATGAGTGGGTTAACTGACAAGATGCCCGCAGTGGATCTTGTGTTGTTATGCTGGGGCGGCCTAACCCTGTTATTTGTCAAAGCCACAGTGCAAAAAGACATGCTCAACGTAGTCACTATTGGATTTGGATTTATTGTCCAAGCAGTAATGATGGCGCTAATCTTCTTCAAATAAATTGGTTAAGCACCCGGTTGACATTGAGCAGCCGTGGTGCTATACTTATTATATCGTTAACACACACAGAAAGGTACACGATGAAAAAGGCAATTCTAGTAGGCTTACTTGCAACAGCTATTACAGGCTGTTCGTCAATGAAAGATATTCCAGAGCGCAAGACATTTGCTCAACCTGGTTGGTATCAAAGTTGCGCACAGGAAGGCGTTAAAGGTTGGTTCTGGTGGAGTGAAGATTATGTCTATGCCTGCGGTGCAGGAGACAGTAATTACGCTCAGGCAGCAGAAGAACAAATGGATGCGATTGCAATGAACAACTTTGCAAAACGTATCAATGGTACAGTTAATAGCGAAACATCTATTGACATTGTCAACGACAAGAAAACAACTCGTACCAAGATTACCTACAAGGTAGAAGACACCGCCATCCGCCGTCATGTGAAAAGTGAACGCGGACACTTTACTATGGCCGGAAAACATTATACTTTTGTTCGTCTTGAGATGAAGAAGGCTACATTCGATCAATTGATCGCTGAAGCTCAGACCAAGCGAGCTCAATAATGAAGGCTCTGGTCATTACAGTAGTTCCTGCACTGGCATTATTGGCGCTAACAGGCTGCGGATCTGCATCAAAAGTTGTTGCTCAGAAACCGCAGTACTGTCATACTAGTCAAACTATTACTACTCATAACAAAGAAACAGTAGATAGCAAGACTGTGTTAGAATGCACAGACGACGATATCAAACGAATTACCACGGCAAGGTTAGGTATGTCAACTAACTGCGGTGAATTTACTTATTGGATGCAGATTGGAGGAAGAGATGTTCAACGCAAAGGCGTCAGTTGTCAAAAAATGGATGGTGGCTGGGAAATTGTTAATACTGGTCGTAACTAGTCCAGCATTGGCTAATGACATCAGTAATCCTAGATTTTTCGAATATCGCTCAGGTTCGTTTATTAATGAAGTTGCGCAAATATCTTTTGGATGGTTCAAAACTTTGGACAATGATCAAAAAGATTCTTACACCCAGGCGCTGTATCATGCCGTGATGTTTGCCGAAAATGGACAGGCTGTTGAATGGTACAAACGTGATGCTAGTGGTGTTGCAGTGCCTGTGATGACATGGCCCACTGGATCGGGATATTGTAGGAGGATGCATGTGCAGGCCATAGCTTATGGTGTGCAGAGAACATTGAGTAGCACAGCCTGTTTCTCAAATGCGAGCAGTAATTGGCGTTGGATAAGGGAATAAATATTACACATGAAAATAAATCTCAGCGATAAAATTATTGCCTGGCTGGCCCTGTTCAGCGGGTTAACCATTTCTGCAGTGGCCATTTGGTACAGCGTAGCGGGTCTCGTTAGCATTTTCGCAGCCGCTGCTATCCCTATTATTGTTATGGGTGTAGTGCTAGAAGTCAGCAAATTAATTGCCACTGTATGGTTAAAAATCAATTGGGATAGAGCCCCTATTTACATTAGAAGTTATCTCATAGTTGCCATTGCCATCCTTATGGTAATTACCTCCATGGGCATCTTTGGTTTTCTATCAAAGGCACACAGTGATCAAACATTAGTGTCCGGAGATGTTCAGAGCAAAATTGCTATCTATGACGAAAAAATAAAAACTGAACGCGAAAACATCGAAGCTGGTCGCAAGGCCCTGAAACAAATGGATGCCACCATTGATGAAACCATTGCTCGCAGTAAAACTGATCAAGGGGCTGTCAATGCCAATACCATGCGTCAACGCCAGGCCAAAGAAAGAGCCCAGATAAATTCTGACATAACTAAATCGCAAAAGGCCATTGCCACTCTTAATGAAGAACGTGCTCCAATTGCGGCCGAAATACGCAAGGTTGAAGCTGAAGTTGGTCCCATCAAATACATAGCTGCCTTTGTGTATGGCAGCAATCCCGATGCCAACCTATTAGAAAAAGCGGTGACTTGGGTAATTATTATCATTGTTTCAGTATTTGATCCTTTGGCAGTGATACTGCTGTTGGCCAGCCAATATAGTTTTCAATGGTTTCGCAGAGCCGAAGAAGACCACAAGGAATCTCTAGAAAATTCCATACCAACAGATAACAAAGATGGTCCTCCAACCAATGAAGAAATTACTCCAAGATCAGAACCTTTTATACCACCAGCCACAAATTTATGGCCGTTTCCCGCAGCCGCATATATACAAACAACACACACAGCACCTGTCGTAGATTCTTTCACAACACAGCCGACCGCACTAGGAGGTGATATAACGGCGTCTGAGGAACTGCATGAAGAGGATGACGACTACGACGAAAATGACACAGTTGAGATTAGAGAAGCCAAGCGAAATTGGAAACACGATCATCCGGACGATTCTTTGAAAAGACACAGACGTCTTTTAGAAAATGGTTTGATTGATCGTCTTCCTTGGGAAGAGTACCTAAAAGCTGCCCCCGACTTTACAGACAATGAAGCCGCAGAAGAAGCAGCGAAATGGGCTCTAGAACAAGTTGAAGAAACTAAAAAAAAAGATAACAGCATGGATGGAACGGGAACAGGGTCAACAGATTCGCAAGATTCAGGAAAGCTAGTGGGCTATATTCAAAATGCCGAGCAGAATGAATCTACGATCTGGCAAAAGGTCAAACAAGTCAAAGGACAAGGATGACAGCCAAGGTAGTTGTAGTCACTGCTCCTGACGATGTATTGATTGATGGTTTTAGATTGTTGTTGGTAGATCTCAATGCTGAACAGACCAAAATCATTTCAGATAGTTTGTTGAATCTAAAATCACAGCATGATATCATTACCTATCTTTGGTCATCTGATCACGACACGGATTGGCTGCTGGACAAAAAATCCAAGAGCGATCTCATCATATTCAACGCAGATAGCGCAAACAGTCTTGTTATAGGATACATCTGCGCTCAAAAAAATTCACACTACTTTGGCAACCTAAGAAATTTATCACGTGCTAATGCAAAGGCTATATATGCTAGTGAGGATTGTGAATCTTTACTTAACCTAACCATAAACAATTATGAATAAATCAAGAGTTACTCTAGGGAGAACCGTAGTTCTCAAAGAAGGCGAAAATATCAATCAGGCTCTCCGCCGATTCAAAAAGAAAGTCGAAGAAAGTGGTATTCTCGATGAACTGAGACAAAAAGAGTTTTACGAAAAACCCACAACCATGCGCAAACGCCTCAAAGGTGCAGCAGTGGCTAGATGGCGCAAGAAACTGCGTGAAAACGAATTACCTAAAAAAATGTTTTAATCTATTGACATTCTGTCAGAAAGGTAGTATAATAACTGTATGAACACAGATATTATGATCGACTTGGAGACGCTAGACGTTCTCCCCACAGCAACAATCTTAACCATTGGTGCAGTTAAATTTGATCCATTTGGTGATGATGTAAACGAAAAAAAATGTGAGAAATTTTATGTCCGTGTTGATGTTGATAGTTGTGATCGGATTGGTGCTACGGTTTCGCAGGCTACCTTAGATTGGTGGGCTTCACAATCACAGGAAGCTCAGAACGAAGCATTTGATCCTGCAAACAGAGTCTCTATTGAAGAAGCAATGACACAACTGTACAAGTTTTGTTGGGGCGGCAAAAGAGTATGGAGTCACGGTGCTGGCTTTGATGTTACTATTCTAGAATGGTATTTTCGTAAGATCGGCAAAGCTATTCCTTGGAGCTTCTGGGAAGTTCGCGACACTCGCACAATTTTCGATGTAGGTATCAATCCCAACCGTCCTCCAGTGCTAAAACATCATGCTCTCGAAGATGCGTGGAATCAAGCAGTAGGTGTGCAAAATGTCTACAAAGCTCTGCGGACCAGTACAATGAGCGACGGTAACTATATCGCACCATTTGCAAATCAAAGGTAATATATGGACAGTCAAACCAAAGAAGTAATGGACATTCTCCAAGAAGAATGTGCTGAAGTAATTCAAGCGGTAAGTAAAATCAGCCGCTTCGGACTAGACAATTTTAAACCAGGAAAACCTAAAACCAATAGGCAACATCTGGAAGAAGAGCTAGGCGATATGATAACCATGATTGATATCTTGCACAACATGGATATTGTAAGCTGGACAAATATCGACCGTGCAGCTGAAGCTAAACGTGAAAAACTAAAAAAATGGTCAAATATTCAGAATTTAGAGAATATTTGATATAAATAAAATCGTAAGCTGCACCAAAGCGGGCGGTTTATAGAGCATAGTGCTCACAATCTAGATCTTACTTTAAAAGGAGATAATTATGTCTAAGATCATCGGTATCGATTTAGGTACCACAAACTCATGTGTAGCTGTTATTGAAAACGGCATCCCCAAAGTAATTGAAAATGCAGAAGGTGCTAGAACAACACCTTCAATCGTTGCCTACGGCAAAGATGAAATTCTCGTAGGTGCTTCAGCAAAACGTCAATCAGTTACTAACCCCAAAAATACAATCTATGCTTCAAAGCGTTTGATTGGACGCAAGTTTAAAGAGGAAGCTGTTCAAAAGGACATCAACCTTATGCCCTACGAAATCATGGAAGCCAAGAATGGCGATGCATGGGTTCGTGCTAATGGTCAAGAGTTGGCGCCTCCACAAATCTCAGCAGAAGTTTTGCGTAAGATGAAAAAGACAGCGGAGGATTATCTAGGTCATGAAGTTACTCAAGCAGTTATCACAGTTCCTGCGTACTTTAACGACAGCCAAAGACAAGCTACTAAAGACGCTGGACAAATCGCAGGCCTGGAGGTACTCCGTATTATTAACGAGCCTACTGCGGCAGCTCTTGCTTATGGCGTTGATAAAGCTGATAAAAGAGATAGGAAAATTGCTGTTTACGATCTTGGTGGCGGTACATTCGATGTTTCGATCATCGAAATAGCCAACGTAGATGGAGACAAGCAGATCGAAGTATTGAGCACAAACGGCGATACATTCCTTGGCGGTGAAGACTTTGACCAACGTATTATGGATTACTTGGTTGAAGAATTCCGCAAGGATCAAGGTGTTGATCTAACCAAAGATGTACTTGCTCTACAGCGTTTAAAAGAATCTGCTGAGAAGGCAAAAATTGAATTGTCTAGCTCTGCAAGCACAAGTGTTAATTTGCCATACATCACAGCAGACGCAAGTGGCCCTAAGCACATGAATATCACTATTAGCCGTAGCAAGTTAGAACAGCTTGTTGACGAGTTAATCACTCGCTCAATTGAGCCATGTAAAGTTGCCATGAAAGATGCAGGTGTCACAGCCGCTGACATCGATGAAGTTATTCTTGTTGGTGGTATGACACGTATGCCAAAGGTACAAGAAGCCGTTGAAAAATTATTTGGCAAGGCACCACGTAAGGATGTTAATCCAGACGAAGCTGTTGCCGCAGGTGCCGCAGTACAAGGTGCTGTTCTCGGTGGCGATCGTACTGATGTGTTGTTGCTAGATGTGACTCCACTGAGTTTGGGTATTGAAACAATGGGCGGTGTGTTTGCAAAGGTTATTCAAAAGAACACAACCATTCCGACTAAGGGACAGCAGACATTCTCAACAGCAGAAGACAATCAACCTGCGGTGACTATCAAGGTATTCCAAGGTGAGCGTGATCTAGTACAATACAACAAATTGCTAGGTGAATTCAATCTTGAAGGTATTCAACCGCAACGTCGTGGACAGCCGCAAATCGAAGTTACATTTGATATTGATGCTAACGGTATCATGAATATCTCGGCCAAGGACAAGAGCACAGGCAAAGAAAACAAGATCACTATTAAATCAGATAGCGGTCTAAGCAAAGAAGAAATTGAACGCATGGTACGTGAAGCTGAAGAAAATGCAGAGAGTGATCAAAAAGCTCGAACATTAATTGATGCTCGCAACCAAGCTGAAGCAACTGTACATGAAGTTAAAAAAGATCTTGAAGAATTTAAAGATGAATTAACTGATACAGAAAAGACAGAAATCGAGACAGCAGTTAAATCAGTCGAAGACGCTATGAAAGAAGATGACGCTGATAAAATTAAAGCTGAACTCGAAAAAGTTTTTCCGGCAATGAAAACATTGTTGGAGAAAAAGCAGGCCAAGGAACAGGCAGCTCAGGCGCCTCAACCAGAAGCCAAAGCAGATGACAATGTGGTAGACGCTACGTTTACAGAAACTAAGTCTAGCTAATTGTCTTGGGGGCACCTTCGGGGTCCCCATTGTTCTTACTTTATAAGGAGACTATTATGAACAATAACGCATTACAAAGAATTGAAGCTATTAATAGAGCACTGATTGGTTTTGACACCATGTTCGACCAAATGGAACGTAGATTTTCCAACAGTGTGTCCAACAACTATCCTCCGCACAATATACTCAAGACTGGTGAGAATCAGTATGAGATTCAAATTGCTGTGACAGGATTTGAAAAATCGGAAATTTCCGTAACTGTAGAAGCTAATGTGCTTACAGTAAAAGGCGAAGGAGCAGAATCTGTTCGCCATGAGAATCCGGAAATTGTTTACTTGCATCGTGGTCTAGCCACCCGCGACTTTGTTCGTGAGTTTCCACTTGCTGAACACATGGAAGTTGCAGGTGCAGAAATCCGCAATGGCATGCTGATTGTGAAATTGATCCGCAATATTCCCGAGTCTGAAAAGCCACGTGTGATTGACATTGTGGAAGTTAAATAATCAATCAATGGGGGAGAAATCCCCCAGTTGGAGAAATAAAAATGACCACTGAAATTCAAATAGAAGAAAAAATTATAACAAGTTTACAGCCACCTAAAATGTGGAAAGTAATCGTGCTCAACGATGAAAAGACTCCTATGGAGTTTGTGATAGAATTGTTAACTGACATATTTAAACACAGTGTAAGTGCAGCCAAAGATATCACTCTGGAAATACATAATTCTGGCAGTGCTGTGGCAGGAGTCTACACTCATGAGATTGCCGAGACCAAAGGCATAGAATCAACTCAACTGGCTCGAAGTAATGGGTTTCCATTGCGCATCACACTAGAACAAGAAGAATGACCTTTGACGATGTGCGATTAATCAAACATCAATTTACAGGGGCACGTAGATTCGGTTATTGGGTTCATTTTAGAGATCAGCGTCCCAGTTCTCAAGCCAGTGGCAAGTCCGGCAAACTAAGTATAATACGATTTGTAGAATCAGCTTTTGGTCCATTGGGAACACGTTGGCAGTATCAAAGATTCAATGTCAACGATTATATTCTCAAGCTCAACAGTGAACAGGATCTTGTGATGCTGATACTACGTTTCAGATAATTACGGAGTCATAATGAGCCTAAGAGAATTAACCAAAGACAATCACACCAATGCAGAAAGACAGGAGTTTGTAAAAATACTGTTTTCAGGAACCATAGATCCCAAACTGTACGCTACATATCTCTACAATCAATTTCCTATGTATGAGCTGTTAGAAGTATGTGCCATGCCGCATGGACTGCTGTCTGACATGCCAGGAATCTTACGGGCCAAGGCCATTAGAGCTGACTTTGAGGAATTATGGGGATCAGACGAAGAAGATAGACCCAAAATGTGTGCAGTGGTAAAAGAGTATATGGATCATATTATGAAAATTAAAGATGATCCTAAATTGCTAATGGCACACCTTTATGTACGACACATGGGCGATCTAGCTGGCGGACAAATGATTGCCAAAAAGGTGCCCGGGGCTGGCAAGTACTATCAATTTGAAGATGCCGATAGTCTAAAAGCAGCAGTTCGTTTAAAAATCGACGACAGCATGGCCGACGAAGCAAAAGTCTGTTTTGATTTTGCTACACAATTTTTTAAAGAGATGATGGAAATTGCAAACATCAACAAGTAAAGTCTGGCAAACACTCATTGAAGTGCAAGAGCTGTTTATTGAACAGTTCAACAAAACCGGAAAGGAAGTATATGAAACGGGTATGGATCGCTTCAACAGCCCTGGTTGGGTTAATCGTGTTTGGACCAGTAGCAGTTATCGTAGGGCTCACGTTGATGTTGTGGATGCTAGAGAAACCAAAGGACTCTGGATGATGCACTGTTGCATCTTCCCGCATACACATAATCCTGCACCGATCTTTGGATTCGATGTAATTGCAGGCAAGAACAAGATCACCGGGTGTTTCTATGATTACTCAGCTGCCGGCGATAAAGAACATGCTATGATGGATTGGTTTGCAGAAGAAGCACAAAAGCTAGAGTGGAATAAAACTCGCAAACTGCCAGATTGGGCAGAACGTATCTTTAGCCCTAGTATGGTAGCTGCTGGGAACGTTAGCGATGAAGAAGAACTAGCACAGATTATTGCCATGGCAAAAGAGGGCATACAGCACTATTTGAGCACGGTAGCAGAAACCAATAATACAGCTAACGATACTACAGAGGCACAGAACTACTACTGCGAAAATCAAAAGCAGAACCCGCATACACCACGTGTAATGGTTAGTTTAGGGCTTTCAGAAGAGGACGTTAAACATTTTATTCAAGAATGCCTGTTCCCTGAAATCAGCTAAATATTAGCTATGAGAGCATTTGAAATAATTACAGAATCAGAAGGCGGGATTATCCGTCGTGCCCAAGAGGTTAGTCAGGGCAAAACTATCACGTTTGCTAAAGATGGTAAAAAAATTAACCTAGTTAGCACAACAGTTATTCCTGAAACTGAATTGAGATATGAAGTTCAAACTGATCTCGAACAAGGTTTAAAAGATGCTCTTGCAGCACTGGGCAATCCCACAGTATATTATTACAGTAAAGTGCAGGGAAAATCCGGAGCAGCATTAATTACCCTATGGGAAGACGAAAACAAGAAATCAATTGCGTTCGTTAAATTTACTAATACAAAAAAAGCCGGAGCATTTCCAATTGCATGGACAAATGCAGATTTTGGAAGAGATACTGGCTACACACAAACTGATAATAAAATTGCAGAACGTGCGCAGTTTGATATTAAACCCAACAAGTTGTTTGCTACAGACATTGATATTCCTGTTGCAACACTGCCTAAGCAGATTAAACAAAAAGAAGATCTATCTCCAGAGATTAATCAACAGATTAGTCAACTGTTGACAAATGTACTAACCAACTCAACAACTCCAGTTCCGGGTGCTGATCAATATATGACAACCTATGAAGTTGATCTTGGTGAAAGTGCAGCACCAATTGCACTAGTCACCGGTAATTTTGTCACCGGTAGTTATAGAGAAGCTGAAGCAGCATTATTAACTCCTATTGGGCTAACTTGGAACGGTATTAAATCTGTACTGTTTCCAGGCGGTGGATCAAATTTATTATACGACAGTTATCTAAGACTGAACAAAACTACTTCTTTAAAAGTAAGTAGCAAAGATAAAAAAGGTGGTGCTGCTGCCGCAGTCACAGGGCTATTAAAAGATATTCAAGAAAATCCAGAACGTTTTTCAGAAGTCACAGACAAGCCCAACTATCAAGAGATTTTAAAAATTATTAACGTAATTGCATCTAACTCTGCAATTACAGGTCCATTAGAATTAGCAGTAAAATTTGGCTTTATTGACAGTACTGATGCGGCCAATGTCCAACAGAATTTAGGCCAGGCAATTAAATATAATCCGCAACTACCGTGGGCAACTACTCCCGGAGTACAGTCGGCATTTAAAAGAAAAGGTGCAAAGTTTGAAGACCCTGCATATGATATGGGATATCACGCATTGGCAGGTATCGCTGAACTAGTAGCAGATCATTTGAACAAGATGCCAGGTATGAGCGATTTCTTTAAAGCCGTACTTGAGAGATCAACAATGATCCAGGTAAAATCTAGAATTGCCAAAGGTAGTGGTGGCGCATTCTTTAACTCTTTCCAGGTCATTTATCCGCCAGTGTTCGACGGCATTATCAAAGTGGTCGCTGGCAACAACTACATGTCTACTCGTAGACCAGTTGGCAAAATTAGTTTTAAAATCCCCTAAGTAAACTAGTATTTTAATATAATCGGTTTTTGCTCTAAATATACATAACAAGTATAACCGGGAGCGAATCGATGGTTAAGTTTATAATAGCCACCATATTAATGGCTACAGCATCAGTAGTCAATGGTGCAGAATTACAACACAATTTTAATAGTCCATCCTTTTCAGGGATTGGATATAGTTCTCACGTTCTAACACTCTATCAATTAGAGACACAGGCCAGAGACAAAAATAAAGCAGCAGCTGATGCTCTTAAAGCAAAGGCAGAGAGTGATGCATTAAACACTCCGCAGGCTAAGTTTCAAGCAAACTTAGAAAGTCGTATCTATTCACAGTTGGCCAAGCAGATTACAGATAGTTTGTTTGGTGTTAACGGTGTTCCAGTGTGTACTGCTAACAGTGCAGGTAATTGCGGACAAATGGAAGTTGCCGGTAATAACATCACCTGGAAAGTAGAAGGTACATTTATTATTGTTAGAATTGAAAATGTATTAGATCCAAGACAATTTACAGAAATGAAGGTGCCAAGTGGCACATTTGGATTTGGAGGATAATACATGAAACAAACACTATTATCCCTGGCCGTTGTAGCAGTATTGAGTGGGTGCGCATCAAGTTCGGCTATCAAAGAAAAAATAACTGGAAACCAGTTTGACGAACCGAAAGTCGAGTCTAGTAAATTTCTAAAGAAAGACTCTAATAAATTACAACCACCAGAAGGCGGACCGTTAACAGTGGCAGTGTATGGATTTAGAGATCTAACAGGGCAACGTAAAAGCCAGCCACTGATTGCGTCATTAAGTTCAGCTGTTACACAAGGTGCTGAAAACTATCTAATCAAGGCCCTACAGGATGTAGGTGATCAACGCTGGTTCACAGTACTAGAACGTGTTGGCCTAGAGAACTTGATCAAAGAACGTCAAATGATTCGTCAAATGCGTGAGCAATACCAAGGCCGTGATGCCAAGATGTTGCCCCCAATGATGTTTGCCGGGATCATCATGGAAGGTGGCATTGTTGGCTACGATAGCAATACACTAACAGGCGGTAGTGGAGTAAGACTGTTTGGTATTGGGGCAAGCACACAATACCAATCAGACACTGTGACAGTTACCTTAAGAACAGTGAGCGTGTCTACAGGCGAAATTTTAACAACTGTGACAGTAACTAAAACAGTGTTAAGTTATATGGACAAAGTGACATTATTGCGATTTGTTGGAGATGGCACAACTTTAGGTGCAAATGCAAATGCATTAGAGGGTGAGATCGGCGGCAGCATAAATGAAAGTATCAACAAGGCAATCGACGTAGCTGTACAGGCAGCAGTGATTCAAACTATTAATGAAGGTGCTCGTAAAGGACACTGGGCATTTAAAAGCAATAAAGTAAGTTCTCCGGTTGCCGTTATTCCGGCGATACCTGCACCAGTAGTAATACCTGCACCAGTAGTAATACCTGCACCAGTAGTAATATCAGTACCAGTAGTAGAGGAGAAGAAAGATGTCGTGGTTCAATCACAAGCCAAACCCGAAACCAAAACCGAAGCCGTATCCAGTGCCCCCGCAGAAATAAAGAAAGAAGTTGTACCGGTTGAAAAACTTTCAGGTGAGATGATTTTAAAGGAAGCTTCTTACATTTATAAAGAGCCCGACCTAACAAGTCAAAAAACTTGGCAGTTTAAGAAAGGTGCTTTAGTTACAATTATAGGACAAGAGGGTGATTGGGTAGCAGTCAGTGACTCACAAAAACGAAAAGGATTTGTTAATAAGGATGTACTGGTTAACAAACCTTAATGGTGTTGGAATTTTAACATGTTGAAATTTTAACATGTTGAAATTTTAACAGCGGCATTTAATTTCTAGAGTACAGAGATTAAATAAAATTACAAGAAGTAAGTCTACGGAGAGGAGTAGATTAGAGAAGTGGTATAATTATAGGTCAATGACCAGGAACTTGTCAGCAAACAATAAACTGACATTTTAAAAAAATGAAACAAACAATGACAGGCGGTTGTGGGTTGTCGAGAAAATTACTCACAGTGATGCTGATGAGCTTTGCCACCATAAGTGGTGCTCAGACAGCAACAGGTCCTAACAAGGTTTATATCGAACAAGTGGGTAGTAGCAATACTATCACAATTGAACAAGTTGGCGGGACTAACAATGTTGGCGGCGTTACTACAACTGTAGCAACGACAGTAGCAGGAACAGGTATTACTACACTGACTCCAGACGCACCGAGTGCTACTAACTATGGAACTATTACCGGAAGCACAAACATAGTTGACATTACACAAACAGGAAATGCTAACAGTAGCCAATACAATATTCGTGGAAGTAATAACAGCTACACTACTAATATGTTAGGCAATGGTAATCAAACTAGATTAACTATTGGCAATACCAACAACGCTACAAACAGCCAAAACGTTATTACAGAACAAATTATCGGTAATAACAATATGATTCTACAAGATCTAGTTGGTAGCAATATTACTACTAACACAGTTTTGGATGGAGATAATAACCAAGTTACTAGTAGTTTGTTAAGCAGCAGAGGTAGTGTATCAAATGTAGCTAATGGAAACGCTAACGTGTTCAACATCCAGCAATTAGATGCAGCGGGTGCTAACGGACATGTTCTTGCTATGATGACCACAGGCGACTACAACAGCATCACCACACAGCAACAAGGCACCAACGATACCACAGTTAATATACAAACACAGGGTAGCAACAACACTATCACAGTTCGTACAAGTAGTTCAGCTATTGTATCTCCAGCCACAGCGATTGCGAGATAATTATGCGTGTCTTGTTGTTAGCCCTACTGCTAACAGTGGCCAGCCCTTCTTGGGCTGGCATTGGCACGGTTTCAGAAAACAAAGGCACAGCCTGTGAAGTTGAACGCAATAAGAAAAAGATGTCAGGAGTTAAGGG